ATGCTGTCTGGTCATGGTTACAGAGAATCTAAAGATACAGCTAACTCTCATGAGAAAGTAGCAAACATTGTTCAGATAGATTTGAAAACTACCAATTATTTGTATTGATTATGTTAACGAGGCTGGAAAAAATCGGTATTTCTCTGATTTAAAGGCTGAATCGTTCAGGCAGGGGAATATAGCAGCAGGATGCAGGACGTTATCGTCACAAGAAAAAATCAGCGAGGAATGAGAAAAAAAGATAAATGGCGCGCCCTGCAGGATTCGAACCTGCGACCCACGGCTTAGAAGTTCCTGGAACTACCTGAGCCAACAATAACTTACCGCATCATCCCTGCGCTCACACGCCCCATGATGGGAAAAGAACGAAAACCAACAAAACCCAACGAAAAGGATGGGAGTCCCAAATTCGTCCCATCCATGCCCCATTCACATCACCGGCGCTTCATCATCCCTCGTCCGGTTGACCAGCCACGTCACAACCCCCACCACCGTCACATCATCCAGCGCCTCCCCCTCGATCGCTTCCCCGTCTTCCGTGATTAACGATTTACCCGCTATCAGTGCAAAATGGTTCCGACACGAATAGTTGATAAGCGCATATTCGCCAGACTTAGGCCGCATTGACTTATCCACCACCGCATAACCGCGTGATGTTTCAATGACCAGGCAATTTGCGTCAATGTTGCATATCGATGCGACCGATAGCCGCGTTTCAACGTAATCCGTGGCTGGCGACGGGAAACCGCTCATGATGACCTCCTCCGATTAATACTGTATAGACATACAGTAGTTTTTAACCGAAGGGAGATCAATGTGGGGATGCCTATTAATTATCGTTATTGCGGTGCGGCGGGCCACTCAATATCGGGGGCTTCGTCAGGGTTCACCCTGTTGACGAGCACGCGATATTTTTTCCACGCCAGCAGCGACGCGGCCTCATCATCGGTTGCCATATCAAGCTCGGCCGCATCCTGAAGTGGTGCAATCTTATTGTTAGCCGCATCAAGCAGAGTTTTCTTCTGCTGCTCTGCAATGGTTACCAGCTCATCATGCGACGGCGGCGGCACATCTACCCAGGAAGGCATATCATCAACAACCCCACGAACTTTTCCGACTGGCGGCTGTCCGGTGAATTGAATGTATACGTCACTATCAACAGGAACTCCATCATCCGGCCACGTCCCTGCGGCCTCATATTCCGATTGCAACGACAGCGGATAGAATGCGTTTTTGCCCGGACTGAAAATATATTCGTTCATTTTATTTTCCTAACGCGATAATTGACCCGGCTTGTGCTGCCTGAGTTGTCGACTGATTCCAGATGCGGCATGAAGCAGGATCTATTGACTGAATGCCATATGTGCCGCCGCCAGGCGCTGTCGCGCCCGGAGTACATGCTATCCCCAGCATCGTGCTAGGGAACGGTATTGGGTACGTCACCACTTGTGACCCGTTCGCCGCCAATCCAGGACCTGAAAACCACTGAATAATTAACCCGCCCGGAAATTTGTACCATCCCGGCGCGGTAAGACTGGATGTGTATGTCAAACCAAGGTTTGAGAGAGCCTCGGCTACAGCTGTTGGGCCTGCGGATGTTATCTCCGAAAGGCTGTTTTTAGCTGATAACAATTGCGTCCATTTCGCCGAAGGCGGGGCGCTTCCGATATTATTGTCGTCGAGGGAAGAATAAGTCTCACCGCCACGAACACAGAGGGATCCTTTGTAATATTCCTGGGCTGCGTCCCACTCAGGAATCCCCATCTGGTGCTGGTAGGCAATAAACTGGCTCATTGCATACATTGCGGCGTTGAAATCTTCCAGAGAAGGATTCTCCGATGGTCCGACAATTCCCCACCCTCTCAGAAATGCAGCTGTTACCTGCGATGTTAAATCATCTGCCTGTGTTGTCTCGCCAAACAACGTTCGCTCGAGTCCCTGAGCATTAGAACCAAATGCGCGAAGATTCCCTGCATATCTCTCAATCTTAGACATGAATTTTCCTCGAAAAAAAACCGCCCTGGTAGGCGGTGTTAAATTTGCTGGCAAAGCCTCTGGCGGCCGGGTTTCGCGAGAAACCGAAAGTCATTCCGGGGGTCACTTGGTAGAAATAGTCGTAGCGGACGCCTGCCGGCTTCGGCAAGAGACCGAGCCTGACAATCAGTCTCAGCTCGTCAACCGATACCTGAGAAGAAACGTTTAGGGCGAGCGTCATATCCTGACGGTCCGTGACATACGCCCTGCCGTTAAATGCTGCCTGTATAACGTCCTGCAGACTGACGCGGTCTTCAGACGCGATGGTCGCTGCAGCTGCGTTCCTTGCTATTTTCACTCTCAGAAACCGTCGGTACTCATTATCGCCAAGCTGATAAGGTCCGTAGGCAGGTGCGAATTTGCTGTAGAACGGCGCGCCAGAGTATCCTGGGTTTGATTTACTGGCGAAGCCCGCTGAATTTGCGTGCCCCTGAAATCCAAAAAAAACTTTAGCCAGTGCCTCAGGAACGCTGCGGGGTAATCCAACAATGCGACCTATTACGTCGAGTCGGTAACCTGTAACGCTATCAAGGTCAAAATTAGACGGGTTTCGTATAAAGTCAGCAATGATTTGCCACTGTGCCAGCATGGCCTTTATTTCGGCCTTTGCTTTGGGCTTCTCCCAGTACTGCTTAATAAGCATCAGTGTGTAGCGGTTAACGATATCGTCATTCACGGGATCACCTCGTCGATGGCGATATTCATTACATCAAGCGTAAACTTTCCCTGAAAACCAGGGGAAAGTTCGCCATCAGTGAAGCTCACACCATCTTCACTTATCTGTAGGTTAGTCAACACGAAATTAACCCGACCAACGCTGTAACCATTCTCATAAAATTCGTTGGCATCGACACTTTCACCAATGTGCATTACACGCTTTGCCAGTGCTGCTTTCAGAGTGTCAGTATCGACAGGGTCGCCGGTGACTTTTCGTTTAGCGGTCAGCTTGATGTGCAGAGGTTTATAGACCGGACGATCAAATCGAAGGTCATGGGCTATGAGCATGGTCGACCCATCGGGTCGCACGACCGTCTCAATGTAACGCCCGGTAACGCTCCCCTTTGTTCCCGTACCTCCTCCCTTCTGCTTTACCATGATCTCGACAATTTCTGATACCGCCCCACCCTCTACCACAAGCCATATTGAGTTAGCTGGAATTCCTGTTGTCGCGTCATCAGTCTTTGTATCGTTCTCTCCAATGTTGAGATCGGTTACTCCTGCCAGTTGCGCGACCTTCGCGAATATCGCGCCGGTGCTACCCGTTGCCGGATTCTCAAGAGAGCGGTTCCGGCGCTGGCGAAATTGTTCCGGTGTTTCTTCATCCCTGCCGACAACCACTTCAATATCGGAGATGATGTTTATAATGCCCAGTTCAGGAGTCAGTTGAGTAAACGTATCACTAACCAGCCCGGTCACCTTCCCAAAGTTTTGGGCAAAGAACGTCACTGTTGATGTCCCTGCAGGTACTGTTACGTCTTTACCGACAAACCATACCTGGTTGGCCTGATCGCGTACTCGGTAGCCGCTGTATAAAAGAACGGGTCTGTCCGTTGTCACTTTCAGATCCCGTTGAGAGCGCGAACCGGGACGCAAGTAAAGACCATGCAGTTTTGCAATAACCTGCTGCATATCCCCGGTATTAAAATCTGGGTCCATCTGCGAATAAAGCCATTGCAGAGCGGCTTCGATGTCTGTTCTGGCCTGAGCCTCAATAGCGACGCGCTGACCATCCGGAGAATCCTGGTCTAAGTCAATGTCCTGACCGTAAACAACCTTATAGGCATCGCTCAGCGACTGGAACACATCCCTGAATGTATCAATCTCCAGCCCGTTATTATCAAACTGTAGTGCCATCTTTTAGTGCTCCGTTTATCGGGATGGTGATCGACTGATTATCAAAGACGGTTTCAATACGCATTTCTATGTGCTGCTCACGTGTTTTTTTATTAACCAGCATCGATAAATGAATAATTCGCATAACCCCATCCGTTGCCAGCGTTACGCGTTCGATTTCGCGCAGTATTTCCTGCTCGGTGTTTTTCTCCGACAGCAGATATAGCCAGTCGATGTTGTCATCCATATTTAGAGGGTTATCGTCTTTAAAAGACCGCACCCGACACTTCACTTTTTGTGCAATGGCCGCACCGCCGGTAATATAATTCGCCCGCCCACGACCAAATCCCCAGTCGTCATTATTATCCAGTGCTGAAACAATCATGAGATCCCCGTAATGATGCCGTTAGTTACAGTGATTGTTTTTCCATCGTCGCTCCTGAATGATCCCGTCACACCATCCTTTCCAGCCGTCTGAAGCGTTCCATACCTCATCTGGCCCAGCACCTCACACTCTTCAAGCGTTGTTTTACCCCCAGCCTGCTCCAGGTCTCCGGTGAGATACATCGATCCTATGTGGTCAGAATCGCCCTGAATCATGCGACGGATGGTCGGGATGCTGATAGCCCGGGCCTGAGGGTTTACTCCGCACAACGCAAACCCGTCAGAGTAGTCGTGCATGCGCATCTCAAGAGGTGATACAAAGTCGCTACCGGCATACCAGGCGTCATAGCAGCGCTCAGAAATAAGGACGAGACAGTAATCACCTGTCGAAACTGGCTCAGCAATATAGCTGCCGCCGCCTTGCAGGATAACCGGGGGAACTTCGATAAACTCAGGCAGTTGCTTGCTGTCCCCTTTTACAACCCGGTTAATAACTGGTACACAACTGATTGTTTTAATATTTACAGCGGTGATTTTTGCGACAACAATGGTGTGCACGTCAGCCAGCGCGAATTCGACGCCCAGACTGATAGTGTCGTGAAGTTCTTCGGTCATGTGCTACGCCTGTAAAAAAAAACCGCCGAAGCGAGGTTAGATGATGTCCTGCAAGGCCAAAAGATCGCTGAACGCTACACGGTCGTTATCAAGTGAACCTACGGCATCGTTTAGATATAAGGAAAGTCACTCATGGGATTTAAGTTCAGAAAGCGCATAAAAATTGCTCCCGGTATTTCAATTAACATCGGGAAGAGCGGGATCACCAGTGCAACAATCGGTAAGCGTGGAGCATCGCTAAACATCGGAAAGAATGGTGTAAAGGCAACGGCTGGAATCCCTGGCTCTGGATTGTCTTACACGACTGGTAATCTACTCCCCGGGCACAAAGAGACCTCATCTAAACCTGGTGATAGTGAGTCAGGGGAGACCCCAGAGCGGCTTGGTTTCTTTGCCAACTCAACGCAATTCGACAGCGATCCGAATGAAACGCCAACACCACCACCATTAAGGCTGGTTTTAACAAACAAACAGTTTAGGAAACTTTCCATAGAGGAAAAAAAGGCATTCAAAGACGCCGGTGGAAAAGTGAGGTTATCTACTGGCGAAAAAATATTTTTAATAGTCGTAATTGTTATTGCTCTGGGCTGGCTTTCACAAAAACATTCCGCAGAAGGTAATAAACCAGAAGTTACGCCGCAAGCTTCAGGTCAAACTAATAAGTAAATATCAACTTAGCCTCAAGAACCCCTACTCAAATTGCAAAATAAAGAAGGTTAATGGCATGCACATGAAAAAAATAATCCTCTCATGCATTTTTCTGGCATCTTTCCCAGCAGCCGCCGGGCCTTATGCAGACATCGCTAAAACAAAATTTGAAAGCGAAATGACACAAGCCATACAATCTCTGGATACGACAGAAGAAAATAAAAACAAAGTGATTGCATCGCTTCCTCAAACTGAAAAAGATCTTCGAGGATTTGTGAGAGACGGACTCAAAGAGAAAAAATCTTGCCTGAAAATAAAGCGTGACTTTATCGCTCACGAAAAATCTTTGCCGCCGGAGGAATCAAGTGGAAACACGGATTTCGATGCAATATTACTTTCAGCGGCGGCAGATTATGTCGCAACCATTTGCCTAGATATGAAATAGTCATTTGACTACTCTGTAATTCACAGCAGGCTGGCAGACAACCTTCTGATACCAGGCCGCCCCGTTATTCTGCCCGCTGGTTTCAATCTGGTATATCTTATAAACCCCGTTTAACGCGGGGTTCGTTACACTCTCAACTGCGCAAAGACCGCCGATTACCAGCATTGGATTCAGTTTTGTATCGAATACAATCTGCCCTTTTGATGATTTGGCTAAAGTGCTCGAGTCAGTGTCTTTTTTGCCAGCCGGATCCGTATCAGGCTCATTGGTCGGCTTTTTGGCCTTTTTCCCGCCGTCATCCTGCGCGCTAATCTTCGTAGCCTGAGGCGTATTTAGCAGGCCGCTACGCGCATTCACAACCGGGATATTGCCCGAAGTTACCTCATGGCTTTTCAGGATATGGAGGCGTTCATCTTTGATAAAAAAATCTTCATCCGGCGCCAGCATGTCACTAATGATTTTACTGGAACTACCCACCAGAACCTTCGGCCTGATAAGCGCCTGCTGCTTCGTCACCGAACCTTTTTTCGTGTTTGGCATGTCCTGAAGAACAGAGTCGACGACCTGATTTTTCCCGCGTACCGTACGCGATGTGAAGGCGTTGATATAATCGTGTCCACCATCCTCACATTCCAGGCTGACTATATGAATCGGCCCCTCACGTTTTACTGCCCCACTTTTAACCGATCCCTGAAATACCTGTCGCAACCTGCCGTTATAACCGACCTCCAGCCTTACCGGAATATACTTCACTTCGTCCTCAGCCTTGACCAGTTGCAGACGCGTAGAAGGCTTTAACCCGTTGACGGACACGCTCAGCTTGCCCAGGGATTTTTTGTTGACCGATTCGAGCGCCTTGAAAGATATGGTTATTGGCGGCTGAATAATCACAGCCTGATTGCCGATTCCTACCGTCAGCCGATAGTCACGATAAAAGGTTTCCATTAAGACACATCTCCCCCGCGTATCTCAGACATTTCTTCCGGTGTGATCAGGTACATTTCAATGCGACCACTGGCGAAGTCATCAGCACGATATGGGTCAAGGCCGGAGTTATCAGTGCAAAGCAACGCAATATCGAACGGCCAGTTTTTGTGCCGAAAATGTAGCGTACCCAGCGACAGTTTTACGCCGTCGATGTGATCGCCGTTGTACTCCACGCGCATTTTCCACATTTCAACCGTGGGGAGGTGACGAAGGGTAATTACAGCCTCACCACGGTCAAAAAGCAGGATATGTCGCTGGATGGGCTCATCTGTGATATTTGTTATAAGATCCAAAGACTACCTCCCATAAAGTGATTTCACAGCATCGACTGTTGCTTTCAAGCTAGATTTTTCCTGCCTGGACTTTGTGTTGTCCGCCGGCGTCTGCGCGCCCTTATTCGCCACGCCCGCCGTTTTAGATTTGGCGGCGGGAGAGGGCGATTTAAAGTGTTGCTCAATGGGCGTGGTGGTCAGCTGGGTAAAGTTTATTTTTGTGAATCTGGCTTCAAATCGCGTGTCCTGCGTCTGGTTATCAGTGCCGATTGTCAGTCCGCTGAGAGCCATGTTCTCGTGCGTGCGGTAATCGACCTCCAGCGAAATAAGCTGCTTTCCGTAATAAATAGCTTCCATGAAGTCCAGGAACTGCTCACGAATGCCTTTCGCCCCGCCCTGCACTGGATTACCCACCAGTCCAAAAAGCTCAGCGCCTTTATCCACCAGGCGCTTTGCTTCAAGTATTTTCTGCTCTGCGCGATCGGCGATCTCGTTCATTCGCTGCAACTGCTGCTGAGTTTTTGCGGGTATGTACTCCAGCACTTCGCCGTATTTCGAATAGTCTGGCAGGAGGCTAAATGCGGATCCGGGCTTTGCATCGACATACACATCAGCCACAACGCCGCTGATGGTGATGATAATCGGGCCATTGATAATGTCGTCAGCGGCGTTACTGCCATCCTCCAGCACGTCTACCGGAACCTGAGATGGGTATTCTGTGCCATCATTGACACGGGCAAATAGTGCGAACCCGCCGATCCCCACCTTCGTTACCGTATCTTTCCCGGAAGCCTGCGCCTGCGTAAAACCGTCAAGGATCCCCATTACCTGCCACCTCTCATATAGTGACGCTGTGCTTCACGTTGCTGCTGCTGGCTCCGGTCTACCACTGCGTCACCAGCCGCCACGGCATCAGGCGCTGTAATGTAATTTTGTTGACTGAAGCTGTAAGAGTTGCTAGATGCACCCGCATTTCCCGTGAGACTGAGCGCATCATTTACGCCAGGCATGCCATACGGAATACCGTTCGCCCCCATGCCACCAACACCGCCGCCTGATGGCCCCGTTGGCTGCTCTTCCTCGCTGAAACCAAAGAACGACTTTGTTGCAGTCCATGCATTTGACGCGGCATTACTGATGACATCTCCGATGTACTTACCCAGACCAGCAAAGAGGTTTTTGGCCCAATCGATGAATGCGACAAACGGTTTTTTCATTAACTGGACGCTGTTATCAAAGATTTTTACAACGTCACCCCATGCACCTTTGAAGTCGCCGGTTACCACTTTCCAGAGCGCGGAGAACATCAGCTTTGTGTTTTCAATGGCAGTTGTGAACACGCTAACAATGAACTCCCCGGCATCACCGAAAACGTACTTAATCGCGTCCCCGACGACGCCGAAAGCACCGGTGATAAACGCAACAAGGGAATCAAACACATTCTGTGCGTCATTCATCGCATCCTGAAAGTCACCCGTAAACGCGCCTGTGATGAGATGCCACACCATCTTGAACATGGAAGCGATCGCATCAGCCAGCGGTTTAAAGACGTTAATGGCGTAATCGATAAAGGCCATCAGAGCGGCTTTAGCGGCGTTCAGAGCGGGCACTATATCGATGCCCCAGTTATCACTGAAGAAGTCTGCAATTACACTCTGACCACCCTCCATAGCTGTCAGCAGGTCATCGATAACGAGAATAATGGCGACGATAGCCGCGGTAATCAGGACTACGGGCGAGAATATCGTGGCAAGCACAGTCCGGAGCCCAATCGCCGCAATTTTCCAGGCAATAAACCCGGCTGTGGCCACGGCGACGATTGGCATAAGGCGACGGATCATCCCCATTACCGAAAATATAATTTCCCCAAGATGCGAGAGACCGTCTTTGATGAGATCTTTATTAACAATGAGGAAGTTCGTAAATCCGTCTACCAGCTCTTTCAACACTGGCACGAATCCAACGGCTACCTGAAATTTGATACCCTCAAAACCTTTCCCCAGCGTGGTCAGCGAATCGTTATAGGCGGCAAACTGATCGGCCTGTTCCTGTGTAACAATACCCAGCGCCTCGGCCTGGTTCTGCAACGAAGATATTTCCTCGCCCGTCATGGATAACAACTGCACCATAGAGCGGTCGATACCCATCTTGTCCAGAACGGAAAACTTTTCCGCCTGGCTCATACCGTGCAGCTTGTCCGCCAGATCCCGAAATATTACGTCGGATGATTTAACATGGCCGTTCAAATCCCTGAACTTAAGGCCAAGCCGCCCGGCGACGTCCTTTGCTTCCCCTTCCCCGGTAGAGACAAACTCTCCAACGCGCTTGGTCATTTCAGCCAGTGATCTCTGCAGCGCGTCAACACTTGAACCGTTAACAGATGCGGCATAACCCAGGGTCTGGATGGTTTCTATAGCCACACCCGTTTCTCGACTGAACTGAACCATCGGGTCCACAGTGTCACTGACAGAGGCTACCCAGCCCGCAATCCCTGCGGCCGAGCCAGCAATCGCGGCCCCCATCGCAGCGAGCAAACCAATAGAGGCTTTCAGGTTGGCGTTGAAGGTTTCCTGTGGTGCCAGATTACCGATAAATCCGAATTTGGTAATAAGCTCGTTAACTATTGCCATTACGGGCCTTCTCCGCTTCGTGATGCTGGATATCCGCGCTGATATTCTCGAACTCAAGCATGTCAAACAGCTCTGGTGTGTCTAATTTGACAAGTTCATGATAGGGACCGTATCCGGCCTTTGAGAGCGCCAGATACATGCTCATGTCGTCACTTATGTTCGAGGATTTAACGTAAATTTCTGAACGTCTGGAGCTTCTGAACGTGAGTTCATATTGCTCCCGCCCATAAAAGGCAGGCTGATAACCTGAAGCGCGGTTGTGATTAGCATGATGTAATCACCGGGGAATGACTCAAAGTGGTCCGGCTGCTTTGACAGCTGTACGTCGTCGTACAGCACATAATCAAACATTAGCTTTTCAATTTCTTCGAAGCGCTCGGTATCCAGGAACTCCAGAGACTGACGCGATAATTCGCTGGCAATTCCCGTGAAGAAAGCAAAAACTTTGCGGCGCTTTTTGTGGGTCATAGCGGCAAAGTCGTAACGGTTGCCGTTAATTTCAGCGAAGCCGTCATCGTAAACGGCCTTAATCATCGCCAGCGCTTTTTCCTGCTGCTCTTTTTCTTTTGACATGGTTAACCCTACACGTTGCGAACGACGTTGCGGTACTCAATGGTGTACTCCATGAGTGCGTTGGCGTCCTGGTTGTTTTTGGTCTGGGTCGGCTGAGTAGTGAAAGAGCCGGCCTGAAGATCGTACGTTTCCTTCAGCGCTGCACCATCCCGCACAAACGACTCTTTAATAGAACCGTTGATAATTACCGGAATAGCCGCGTTACGCTGCTGGTTAAGCCACACATCATCGTTCGAAAACTTCTGGACGCGTATCACCATCACATGCACGCCCGCATCCACGCGCCGGGAAATGGTCACACCATTCTGGGCGCTGTTGGCGCGGCTGGTTAACGCATTTGATGGCGTCAGCGTGACGTAATCCCCCGCCGCGATATCCGTAATGATTCGCCCGTTAAGCACGATTGTGGCGGTATCTGCGCTGATAACAATCTGAGACATTTACCGCTCCTTACTTGTTGAAATTAATAATGATGTCTTCGCTGTGCACGGCGCCGGCATTCTTAACAGCGATTTGCAATACCGGTGACTTACGCTCCTGGCGGTCTGCGGTTGACTGGTCTTTCAGGTCACCGGCCAGGACGTAAAATCCGTTCTGTTCGATATTGCGCAGGAACATATCGCGATCACCGAAGAAATCCGGAAGCGTCCAGGTGCCGGGATTAAAGACGCCGGCACGCACAAACCCGCGAGTGGTTTTCTCCGCACAATCTTCAAGCTGGTCAACACCGTAGTAGGTCTGCGGTACCTTGGTTGGCGTGGTTTTCAGCAGATTAAAAGAGTCGGTCTGCACGGCGTCCACATAGGCCATGAGGTTATAAACGTTATCCACAAAATCATTCGCGCCGCTGGTCAGAACGCACGGCACATCTTTGATCGTGGTGTAAATGTCCAGGCCCACGCGCTTTGCCTTGTCGATTTCCGTCTGACTGTAATCCTCAGCCGGGACATTCATCGTTTTCAGATGCAGCGTGATGGCCGTGCGTTCGCCATTAAAATTAACGGTGTGCGTTCGCGCCATATAACTGACGCCGAATTTCCGGTTACCAGCCTTGCTGTAGAGCATGCGGAAATTGCTCTGGCTGGCGAGTGTTACCGCCCACGCCGGGTTGGTCGGGTCAACCTCCAGAGCTGCGGCACCGGTAAACGTCTCATAGACGATCACTGCATTCGCTTTACCCCATGAAGCGATTAACGGTACCTGCGCATCGAGAATTTTGTCGATGAAAGCAATCCCTTTAACATTTACCAGCGCCTTAAGACGGCTGACAGCTTCAAGCTGTGTTTCCGGTGGAACTGGCACGGGCGCGGCGCCGTCATTTTTCACTGCGCCAGATCCAGAGGCAATCGCCAGCAAATCGCCAATAAACGTGCCTTCTGTAGCGGCAACCGGGAAACCTACTGATGAACCTGCGCCCGTGGTTTTACTGGTAATAACGATACGGGCACCATCAAATACCACCGAGGCAATTGCAGGGGTGATAGACGCCTGAACCTGAGAAATAACATCGGAAAGTGTCGCCGCGGACGTGCCATCAATCCCTGTCACATCAAGTTCTACGCCATCTATTTCGATGGTGAACGACCAGTCGTCATGCCCGCGTAATGCTGAAAGGATCGCAGCCTGTGATATTTCAGCGCCACGCAGATTACCGGCGGTAGCTGGCAACGTGTCGCCCGCTGCATTCCAGTAGCCAATTACCAGCGTACCGCCTGCTGATACCGGGTTTGGGCTTGTTCCAAAAAATGCGTTTGCAAAAGCCGCAGTTACTGAAGACGCCCCCCAGTCCTGCTCTACCGCTGACGGCGATTTATAGGAGCGCCAGCGTTCGGCGGGGCTGAGTACCCCAGGCTGGCTGGTCATAATGGCGCAGACGTTGATGTTATCGCGCGCGGCCGCCCGTCCTTCTTCCAGAAGAGTCACGTTAATGACGTTGTTGATTGAAGCAGGCATTTACTTATCCTCTAAAAATTGAAATTCCGGTGTGTCGATGCGCAGAGTCTGTACGTCGTGCGCCGGCGCATACTGAACGTTAAAGCTGAGGTGAATGCGGTTGCCGTGGGATTGGCCGAGTAGTTGCCCGACATCGGTGATATTTGAAACGGCCATGATAGTCAGGGTATGCATGCGCCGTAGTTCGTTAGCGCGCTGGCTCTCACTCAACATCAGAAAGGCTTCTGCGTTGGCCCCGGCATTGTCCCCCCAGAACTCGAGCACAATCGAATGACTCACCGAGGCGGTGTATGTCATCACTTCCGTTGCACCGTTGAATCGTTGTCCGCGCGCCAGAACCGACTGGGGGAGCGAACCATTAACAACGATGTAGCTGGTTGAGAAATCGGAGGCCTGAATGTTCCTGCGGTCGAATTTAATAAGCTGCTCGTCATAACCCAGGAGATCGCGCACAAAGCGCGCCACAGCCTTAAGATGCGGCTGGATCATGGCGCTGGAACCAGTAGCGGAAGTTTTGTTTCCTCGGCAATAACAGCGCAAAAGCCGTAGTCCATATAATCCGCTGGCGAGACGACTTTATAGTCCCGTCCATCTTTTTCGATGTACTGGCCTGTTTCGATTTTCAGCCGTGCGTGGATAAGCAAATACTCTTTCGACCAGTCCAGGCTATCCATCGTCAGGTTTTCTTTGTTGGCGCTCTGCACCACCGCGAGAATGTCCTGGCTTGTGACGATTACCTTCGGTTCAAAATCAATGGTGATTTCAGTTCTGGTTTTGAGTTTTACGGGCCGCTCCCAGCCGATTAGCGCGTCGCTCATATCAAGGTCTGATAAATCGCTCACTTACGAACCTCCCACGTTATGGCACCGCGCAGGGCGCCTGTATCGATTAACGGCGCAGACGATCCTTTTGCCTTTTTAGTTGCAGCAGTGATATCTGGCCACGTGCCATACCCGGCGGTCTCAAAGGCCTTCACGCTGATATTTCGCGCCGTCACGCCTATCAAATTTAAAGCGGTGTCAGCATCCATTCGCCCGGAACCTACGGCTTCACATGCCTTTTCGATTGCCCGGTTAATTTCCGACTTTTTGAGGGTGAAGGGAGCGCGAAGAAAGGAACGTTCGGGAATGGTTATCTTGTGGGCTGCGGTAAAGCCACTGACCGGCCCCATGAACGAATTACGGGTAAAAGTAGCTTTCCCACCAGTTGCCATATAACCCGTACCGCCAGGGTGATCGATTTCAGCACCGAATTCGTGAACCGCCCCGACCTCAATTATCGATGTTCCGTCATCGTGGGTTTTATTTCCTACTTTTCCCGCCGGCAACCCTACGGCGACGTAATGCGTTTTCATCGCTTCCAGGTTCTTCAGGTATTCAGTGGTGATTTTTAGCGTTTCTTCAGGAGTCATAAAAAATCACCCCCGTTCATTACCGAATAGCCAGCACATGCACGCCCACCAGCTTACGCAACCGTAAATACTCCTGGCCGTAACTGCTGGATCCGAAGCCGCCATGGTTTGTGCCCAGACCTGCGTCCGGCGCAGAGTAGCCCACCGACACACCAGCGACAGCGCGGTTCAAGATTGCCTGGGTGGGTTTACCATGATGACTACCTGACGGGCTAAGCGCACCGGAGGTGTAAAGCAAATGCGCCGCTAAAGCATGAAGCCCTTGCTCATAGAGCTTGTTCCATACTTTGCGGCTCATCTGGTTTTCTGCATCCTGTAGCGCGCCTGCGATACGTTCAGGTGAGGTGCTGGCAAATTCGGGGTAACGTGTTTTGAATTCCATGCTACCCCCTTTGATTACTGCGGTGCTGGTGAGGATTTGTAATCGACATAAACAGCGGACTGCGGCTGTTTCCACATAGCGCCACCAAAGGCTGAGCGATATCCGCACTCATAGGTCAGCAGATCGCGCTGCCGTACGGCAAGTAGTTCCGGCATGTGAACTTCCATTTCCACGTAATCCGATTCGTAGGTGTATACCGCCATCCGCGTTTTACCTGCCTTAATGCCGACTGCGTAATTGCTTGGCACTTTGACGAACGAGATGTTAAAGGACTCGTTGCCGGAGGCTTTGCGCAGCGCTGCCATGATGCGATCCATCGCCGCAATCGGCAGCATGTCAGTGCCGACAATGATGGGGTTCGGGTCAAACTTCTGCATGGCGAGCATAAAATCGCTGGCATCCATAGCGATATTCGTTGGCTGAATGCGGTAGCTGGATTTGCGCCAGGCGACGTTATAGGCATCCAGGACCAGCTTAACGAACTCGTCAGAGCTCATGTCCGCAATGGTTTTGTTGCTGGTATCAGTAATTAACTGGACGTTCTTGCCCGTCAACAGCCCTTCCTGACCTTTTACCCCCTGGTGACCGACATAACCTGCATACTGAATGGTGGCCAGGGCGTTGGCATAAAGGTCGTCCTGCTTTTTGGACTGCAAACTGATATTCAGGCGGGCAATCTTTTCCAGCTCCTGCTGTGTCCAGGTGGCTGCTTTAGCCCACTGGCCAACAGGTGCTTTCAGCCATTCGATTTCGCTGTCGATGGTTTTCAGACTGTTGGTTTTATTGCCGATGATGCCGTCTTTAACCGAACCGACCACTTCGGACACGCCGAAATCAACATAGTCCAGCGAGAAATCCAGGCCCTCTTTCACCGGAATGGCCTCACCGATATTGATTTCCGGCAGCTCTTTTTCCTGCAGCTGCATATCACGCTCAGTCAGCGCTTCCTGCAGCACTTCTTCAAATTCTGCGGCTTCCATTGGCATTGGTTATACTCCCGCCGTTTGTTGTACGTAACCCAGGGTGATAGCAACGCAGTTGTTGCCTGCGCTCACGTCTTCAACCCAGTAACCCAGATCGATATTGCCAGCCGCCTCATTGGTGACCTTGCCGGCATCCGCCCCGGTTGCAACGATGTACGCCGTGTCGCCGCGGGCAAAATCAGCGTCTTCAACCGTAAGCGCGCCCACGCAATCACCATGGGAAAAATGTCCGACGTTTACCTGCTTGTTGTGCGGTGCGGCGTCGCCATAAATGTCACGAACCACAATCCCGTGGATACGTGTCCCTGCCGCCAGTGGCATCACGCCACCCTCAGGATTGACGGCGACAAACGTGCCGTATGGCAGCGCGATTTCGGTGCGGTTCTCTTCGCCCCAGACCTTATCGTTCGAGCTGGATGCGCGTTTGATGGAACCAGGTTTAATGGTGCCGCTGGCACCGTCCCAGTCAGTGAATCCAAATGCCATGATTATTTACCCCCAAGGCGTTGAGTTGCGGTTTTGGTGCTTTGTTTCGAGGAGTCGTTGAGCAGGTGAGCACCGATTTCACTACGCGGCTTAGAGGTCGCCTGAATGGCTGCGTAAGCCGCACGTACTTCGCTGTCGGTCATTGTTTTGACCTGGGCATCGTTAAATGCCTTAGTGCTCACCAGAACAGCGGCGCGAACGTCACGCGCTGATTTGGCATCGTTGAAATTAACTTTCGGGAATCGGGCTTTTGCGTCAGCAAGCGTAGTGCTGGTTTCATTGCCAGATTTCAGTTGCTCAAGCTCGTCTTCCAGCGCCTTAATCTTCGCTTTTAGATCGGCGTTTTCTGTTTCAAGCGCAGCGATTTTCGTGTCCTTTTCATCGCCACCAGCAGTACCTGGATCTTCATCTGTGGTCACCGGCGCCCCGGTCATGCCTTCGAGTTGTTTCTTGAGGTCTGCGAGTTGCGCCAGCACTTCCTGAGCTTGTGCCGTCGCCTCTTCTGTTCCCTGGACACTCAAATCCTCCAGGGCTTTTTCCAGTGCGGCGATCATTCCGACCAGTTCATCAGGAGTTAGCGCGGCGCCTTCCGCATCCTTCAGCTTTTTGCCCTTCAGGAAACGCAGGGCGTCAGTTAATGTTTTGAACATTGGCTTACCTTTTTTGTCGTTTAACTTACACTGAGGCCCGTAACGCCCCTCTGCCACGCCCGCGACGTGATTGCCGCGAATGTTGATGTGGTAAAATTTCCCGCCACGCTCCACCAGCTCCGCAGGCTCATACCCCACTGAAACCTCACGTATCCCCGTCTCCTCGAGCGTCTCTATTGCTGCGGCATCAGTCAGATAAACGTCGCAAACCACCTCACCACCTTCGATGCGTGTGTTAGCAATGTGACCAGATGCCTTGTCTTTATGGTCTGCAGCGGTCACCTCCCCGTCATCGGGGTGGGTGATCGTGAAGGGGAGTCCGTTAAATGAAGCGAGCGTGTCGGGTTTTGAGAGTTCGTCGAGGGTGCGGATAACGGTGATTTTTTTGTTGGCATCGCTGCCGGTTAACCCCAGTTCGTGGCCGTAATACTCAATCGGCCCGGCACGGGTTATCGTCGCAGTGGTAATCACGTACCCCTGCGGTGTTCGTTTCCACTTCATTGATTAATCCCATGAGACGTAAGGGAGAGCGAGGCATCGGCACTGGTAATCTTCACCAGGCTTGCCGATAAATGCTCCGATGGTTGAGCGTTTCTTCCAGGTCTTGCCGCCGTCGTCTGAATAGACTGTTGGATCGGAGTATTTACAAAGCATGCCGTTCAGCACTAAATGGCTGTCCCGTTCACGCTCATCCCCTGTGCCGCTCCACTCGTAAATATCAAGGCCCAGCGCAACGTTCCGGGCTTCCGTGAAGTCAGCGTTAAGTTTTGATGTCTGGTCGCGCGCGATGAATTTCGCGCGGCTTCGGGTAACTCCTCCGCGCTCTTTGATAAGGTTGATCAGGTTTTCATGCCGGCCGCCGTCCTTCATATTTGCGAAAACCGCTTCGCCGATATCGTGGATAAAATCGGTATGGATGGAGGTGATCAGATCAACGTTGTCACTCACCGCCTTTTCCATTTCAGGCCTTATCGCGCCATCGCCGAGCAAGCCGGTCAGGTCGATTCCAAAAGCCTGGAAGAAAGTGCGCTGCGTCTGTTCTTTGTTCTGAAAGTTCGCACGTGCGACGAACCCGGCAGAGAGCCTGGCGGCGACTTCCTTGATGGAAATGCTCGCCAGGCGCTGCATGACAGCGGCAAGTCGAGCCGTAACAGACAGCGGAGTAGTATCAGGTGCATCAGTCAGGGTAGGCTTGCCCAGCTCATCAATGTAGGACTGAACCATTCCGTCAATGAACTCTGTAAGCCGATCCCGGTACCAGACCTCTGCGCGCTTACTCGGTGTTGGGGGGCGCATCCTCCGGCGGCGAGGCTTACGCCGCCCCTGCTGGCGCTCCAGCAGCAGTTTTAGTTCCATAACCACCCCATGAATCAGAATCACCGCCAGTGCTGACGATCCCCTTAATTTCTTCTTCGGTGACCGTCTTCAGCACGCCGCGGTTAATCATCTCTCTGATTGCGACTTCTTCCGTCACAATTGCCGATGTCACCAGCGTATTGAATCCCGTTGCGTACTGGCTGAACCGCGTCGCCTCTTCCGTCTCGTTTATGCTGTCTATCGTGGGATATTCATACGCGAGGGCTTGAGTCACAGACAGCTTGTCCAGAATGAACTTGTCGGTGAACTCCTGCATTGGCCGCAGGCGGGACTCCTGAAGCCCGTTAATCGTTTCGTAGTAAGCTTTGTTGTCCTCTTCGCCACTGCTGAAACCGCTGGCCGCTTGTCCGAAAAGGATCGTGATTGGCCTGTCCAGCGCCCCAGCCAGCACAATCGCCATTTTACTGATAACGTCCGACAAGCCAGTGAACTGCGCGTTCTTCTGCTCATAGCGCCCCTGCGTCTGCCCGTCGCCAGCATCAATCAGCAGCAACCCGGTAGAGGATTTGGTTTCCTTCATCACCCTGGCGTACTCGCGTACCTGGCTTTCCTGACCGCCTGCAATCTGGTCATTCATTCCCGGTATAAACAGCACGTCAACGTTAGCCTCCTGGATTGTGTCGCCGGTGCTCAGGATTGCAGTGTCGAAGGTTTTGATGTGCTCATAAGGAGCCTGCAGGTCTGACGTGCCGAACTTCACGCGATCCTTAAGGCTATGCTTGCCAAGCTTTGTCCGGCAGCAACGGGAATGATGGAACTTAAGCTGCTTTGAACCCACATCCAGTTGGTAGGTCAGCGGTTCACCAAAATTATCTGAGTGAATATCAGTAATGATGTTGCTGTCCGGCGTGTATTCCCCTTTCCGAAATACCAGGAACTTAACGATATCTTCGTTTTGCAAATTTAGGGGAGAAGCGATCTGTTCGTCAGCACAATCAGTGATAGCCACGATTAACGAGTCACCCAGCAGGGATGCCCACCCCAGCGCGCTGTGAAAGACGGCATTCAGTTTCAGCTCTTTCTCAGCATCAGCAATGCGTTGAGTTATTGAGCTGTCAACGTCGCCCGAAAACTTGCGGGGCAGCTTAAGCATGTCATCCGCTGTTTTGTTGATGTACTTTTTCACTACCCATGATTGTTTATACATCGCGAGTAGTTCTTTATCCGGTATGTCGCGCTTACTGCTGCTGTACCGCACCGCGCCGATCTTCTCGCCGAGCGAAGTCATTAAGCTGACAAGGCCATCATTAAGACGACCAACGATATTTTTTTTCGCCATTACATGATGTCCAGGGGGCTGAGTGTTTTTCTCTGATACAGATCCCGAAGTGCCTGCGTCATGCCATCGACTTGGTCGTCGTTAGCACCGACAGGGAAAGTGGTAATTTCTTCGACAAAATCCGTTATCCATGGGGCAATGTCTTTATGAGGAAGGAAAACGTTACCGGCTTCCCATACAGCGGTTACGGCATGCGCACGCGCCACCTTGCTGCCATCAGGTTCGACAGGAATAAGCCCGGGCACGGTGTTTTTCAGGGCATCGATAACCGCCGGGCCGTTGGCCTTATCCTCCACCAGCTTTCGTAAGCCTTTGGGAAATTCATCTGCCGTGCGCTTAACGGCTTTGAGCGTTGCGGTGAAACTCATGCGGGCGCGAACCTGGTGAAGCAGGTAGGCGTTGGCACCGTTCTTGCCCCATACCTGACCGACCACAAAGTCGGTGCCTTCGCTGTCTTTAAACGTCATATCCCAGCTGTGAACGACGGTATCGAAGCTGGTTGGTAAATCTTTTGGCAGGTAATACCGGATCCAGTCATCTTTGAAGATTGAGCCACCAGCCTGTTTCGGTGACTGCTGGTACATTGCAGACCAGAAGTAATCCCCGAGGATGGCTTTGGTTTCGAGCAGTTTCTCTTTCGGGTGCAGCTCTGGCACCAGCGCCTCGCCCTGCTCGTTAATTGCAGGGAACGCCAGCACTTTAGCTCGTGGCGTGATTTCCACTACACGCCCGGAAAGGTCATCCGTCGCCCAGCGGGTCGCCATGATGATTTCGCCGCTGTTCTTCGACAGGCGCGTTTTAAATGTGGAAACGTACCAGTTCCAGATCGACTTCTTTGTCGTCGGGCTGAGTGCTTCTTTGGCGTTTTTTATCGGGTCATCGATGATACCTAGATCGATTTTTTTACCAGTCAACGGGCCGCCTACACCCGCGCAGACATACGTCCCTTTATGATTAGCGATACCGAATTCGTCAGTATTGCGCTTTACAGCAACACCGTCTGCGGGCTTATTGCCCAGCCATGAACCCGGAAATAAGTTGCGGTACGCAGGCGTGGACATAATGCGCTGAACATCGCCGTTCATGTCACCGGCCAGATCAGCAGAGTATGACAGCGCGCCCACGCGCATTTCCGGGTACTTACCGAAGAAATAAGCTGGCAGGTAACGCGAGACGATATCCGATTTACCGTGCTGAGGCGGCGCGCCCAGTATCAGTATCGGTCGTACGCCGTTCATCATATCCAGCAGGAACCGGTCCAGAGCGTCACAAACCGTCTGCGAGAACGCGCTGGTGATGTATTCCGGATTTATATACTGAATGAAGTTGTGAAGACTGGCCCGCGCCTCGCGACGTTTGAGTAACTCTGCCGCAGCTTCCTGCTTACTTACTACCGATAATTGCGGCGAGCTGCTCATCAGTCAGATCCTCCGCGTTAACTTTGTGCTCGTGTTGGATGGGACCGCCATTCTGACCTACCAACTCATTAGTAATCTTATCGCCATACTTGCGAGGGGCGACCTTGGTCACATACCACTTACGAGCATCAATACGAAGTTTAGCCTTGGCTACCTCAGCCGCATCAGGAATGCAGGAATCAGCTATGCCAATCATCTCGTCGGCGAAGTAATCAGCCTGCGTCTCGCGTGCACGTCGATACTTCTCCGAAAACTCTTCATGCTCACTCAGCCATTTATAAATTGTGCTTTGTGCGGGCATTCCGGGACGCTTGGAAATCTTGAGTACACTTTCACCAGATGCGATGAGCGCACAAATATCATCCGCCACCTCTGGTAAATAATCAGAAGGGCGCCCAGTTTTAGCCTTGGTCGCCATAAAATAGAATTTCCTGCTGGATAGTCGAATAAAACCCCCGGCAATGCTGATACTAGCAACCGGAGATTCATTGTGTTTATGCTGAAAAGTGCACTAAATGTATGCAGTTTTCAGCATAATCTAAAATCAGGATATAGCGGCGCTTCACAGCGTGGCTAACCATGTTGTGCAGAGTGGAGAACATCATCAGGCGCACTCGAAAAGGCGCATTGTAATTGCTACCTTGATTTTGCTTCCGCTCGTTTACGGCGACGCTCTTCTTTCTTCTCAGCGCTTGCCATGTCCATAAATGCCTGCATGATGGCATTACGCATCATATAGCTGACAAAGTGATGATTAACACAGCCGTTGAGGCGTAGCTGCTCGCCAAACTGATCCACCGAAGCCAGCGCATCCATCATGCCTTTCTCGCCTTTCATGAACTCTGAGAAGTCGCGCCCCGCTCTGGAGGCGCATTCGATTATTCTGTTGCTCATAATTAGGCTGCCGCATATAGCATTTTCATCTGCCCTTTGACATGAAACGCCGCCATACAGCGGGATTCGAAATCGCGGTAGTCAGCACATCCATTTGCGATACTGGTTACGGCGATAATTTGATGCTCTACCAGCTTCAGCGCTTCAGGCTTCAGGTGCTGATGAATCTTTTCGCCTTTTGCAAGGCGTGATTTCACTTCCTGATAAACATCCTCTGGTAGTACTGGTCCGTATACCCATTTGGCGCTAATCATCCCGAACAATGCAGGTCGGCGGTTTGGCCTGTGACGTGGAAGCCCGGACATTTTGAATAATGCCGCATAGAATGGATCGCTAAATCGCTTTTCCCACGGCACTGATTCATCCAGCAGGAACATCGCTGTAATGCGTGAATCGGTAGTTGAGAAAGAACCACCACGGACAATCGCATCAATCTGCTCGTCACACCAAATTTCGAAGTCAACTGAAAGCCAGCGGGCAAACCTGATTGCAAGCTTTGGATGAATCCATGTACCACCTTGCGGGCCAGTCTTTGTTGCAACAAGTCGAGTTGCCTTAACAAACCTCAGCACTTTTGCTCGTGATGCAGCAGTTGATGTATCTAACTTCCTGATTTCATTAATTTCTGTCAGAAACCCGGAATTTCCGAATAGCTTTTTAGACAGAGCGGACATATATTCAAGCACATCTATCTGTCGAAGCCATGATGTTGTTTCTTTCCCGAATTTTGCGGCAACATCAGTAGCATTGATCCAGCCTTCATCATTAAAGCGAATCTTCAGCCCGTCATAATTCAAAGGAATAATGTTGGTCATCGTATTTACCTTTCTGTGGTATGAGCCTGCTCGCGTAGACATGGACGGCCAAGAGCGGAACGATGAAATCCACCGCCCTGTCTCAGACTCACACTACGGAAAGCTCTTGTGAAAATACGCACGCGAGTGCGCTGGTTTGGAGCAATAAAAAAGCCCCGCATTTCAGCGAGGCTCATTTAATGGACTTTGTACTTTGCAAAGTGCGGTCAAAACTTTTTTATTTCAGGCACTGCGTTTTGATGTAGTCCTGCATGCCGCGAATCATTTTGTCGACTGTGACTATTCCGTCCCGGTGATCGTAATAATTCCGTCGAGCGTCTGGAGTAAGTTCGGGGGCTCCTGCATCATCCACGCCGGGGGTGGCGGTGGTTTGACGCACTCCCGGGCAGGTTGCGGCGACGCGCAGCCGCTTAGCGCCAGACTCAACATCCCGACGCAGATTGCTAATAGTGTTTTTTGCATCGGCTAATTCCTTCGTGTATTTGGCATCCAGAGCGGCGACATCTCGCTGCCGGGTCTGCATGTCGGTGATGGTGGCGTTTGCCAGTGACAGGCTCTGTTCTGCATCATCTGCGCGTTTCTTCTCGCCCTTATAGCTGGCATACGAGAGCCACGACGCCAGCGCCAGCAGGAGAATCACTCCCGGCACAATCAGCGACTTCAGGCTGATGCTCATGCGGGGATCTCAACGTGAGGCGCATCGATGAATCTGGTTTCGATGGGCAACGCCGGGTCATTCTTCCAGTTGATGCCGAAGCGGAGTTTCAGACCCTGCTCGTCAGCTGCCTGCTTAACCGCTTTGAGCAGAGGATGGAACTCTTCAATCTTCCAGGTGGTGTTAACCGGGATGATATCGACGGCATGACCGGTCAGGTGACGGCTGTTCATCGTCTGAGATTTACCGGTAGCGACCAGCTCTTTTTGCCGGGCCTGCGTTCTCAGCCCTTCAATAACAATGAAGTCTACCGGTGTGATTTCCAGCGCCCGGCGGATCACTTTCACCAGGTCAGGATTGATGCCTTTGAGGTTGTTCTCGCTGCGCTGAGAGAATTTGAAGTTATTGGTTTGCATTGGCATCTCCCGCTTTACTGAGGAATCGGGCTTCGAGCGCCTTAATCAGCGCCGGTCCAGACCAGCCCGCCAGACCGCAGATGCCACCGGTAACTTCCAGCGGCCACATGTAATGCAGCCCGGCCATAATCATCAGCGAGCCAGCAAATATCGAAACGATGACCTGTAACAGCAATACCAGCCAGCTGAATCGCTCGCCTTTGATTACCCGGTTGGCGTAACTGGCAATCGCGCCGAGCGTCGTCATTAGCAGGGCGACGAGCATCGACAGCAGGTCAGGTTGGTTTTTCCATGGCATAGGCATATCTCTCACCTCCGGACAAATGGTCGGGGTGCTGTGTGTAGGGATTCAGGCCACGGACACTCAGGTAAGGTTTCGATGGGGGTTGATTGTCCGGGCCTGAAAATAAAAATCCCGGCATTAGCCAGGGTAAGAGGATGTTCTTTTTCGAGTTGCTTTGATGAGAATAAGGCAATAAAAAAGGCCGCATTAGCGACCTGTTATGATGTTTTTCATTTAGTTACTCAAGGCGGGGATCTGTCAGCGCTTTGAGGCAGCTCTGTTTAATCATTGCCGCAACTTCAAAGAAGCGACCATCTGACTTATCTGAGTGCACCCTTAAGCTTGCGCGCTCCACCCCAGACACCACTATCAAAGATTTTCGCTCGTACCACATCTCAATCGGAATGAATATCCAGTCTCCGCCAGGCTCGCCAGAGTTAACCATCACACCAATGTAGAAAATTAGTTGATAATCCGAACCTGGCTGCAATGCGTGTGGAGGTCTAGGCTCGAAATACCCAGAATCGTTCTTGATACAGGTGCTCGTATATTGAATTTTACGGCCTTCACAATCAATTGTGTAATCATCAGGCAAATTAAGAGAGTCTTTAAACTCTCTAAACAGGTCGATAGCATCAGCCTGTAGTTCTTCTTTTCTCTTTGATTGCTTATCGAGAAGCTCTCTTTTCTTTTCGATCAGCGTGTCATAGCTAATTCGCATCCCCTTCTCCAGATAGTTGGTTTGTGGAATGAACATAGCTAGCACCATTAGAGAAAATATTCAGTGATTTAACTCAATTGCCTGTTGTGCAGATACGAAAAAGCCCCGCATTGCTGCAGGGCTTCTCTTTAAATCCACCGTAACATTCAGACGGATTCATAGTGTTAGGTCGATGATATTCTAGCTTTCGTCATTTTGCAAGGTGCAATCGTTACCGGATTCAAACTTTGCTCGTAACTTTCGCCAAAATGGCATCTGCAGCGGATTCCTCCTTTTCGAGTTCCAGAATTAATGACTCATAGAATGGCTTGATCGCCTTATCCCACACGCCCGGGGAGATGGCATCTGTAAACTGGCGGATCGCCCTGTAACATGAAGCTGCTGGCAACCTTTCATACCCACGCCCTGAGCACTGCTTACAGGGACTCATAACCGGCACGCCCTGCTCTTCTGATTTCTTCCTGTCCAGAGCAACGCCGCGCCCCCTGCACTTAACGCACGATGTCGAGAGAACCCCACGACCCTTGCATTTGGTGCAGGTCACCTCCACAGTTTCCTCCGCTGTTTTGGCTGGGGTTTTCTCACCGCATCCCGGGTGCTTCACCACCATTTCCTTTTTCCTGACTACCCCCGCGCCTTTGCAGCATGGACAGGCAAGCTGACTGGCGGCAGAGCGGCAATAATCCTGGTACGCGAAAGTTGCGAGCGTTTGCACGACCTTGCCCTTAATATTGGTTTCGAGCTTGCGAAAGGCTGCAACCTTGTCGCAATGCTTCATCCCATGCCGTACCAGTAACTGAACTGCTTTCCTTTTGTCGTTATCGCTCAGGTTCATCTTGCCGCTGAAAGCACTGAACCCGAGCGAAGCGCGACTCTGCACCATGCCGAATGCCGCCATCACATCCGTACCTGTTAACGCCTCTGAGGCCGTAGCCCTGGGTGAGTCTGTTAGTTGTGGTGATTTAGGTGAGTGAAACTTAACGGCGCTCTCAAGTCTCATGCTGCGTCGCCTCCATCCGGATTAATGCCAAGGTTCTTCTGCAAATCCCTTTCAAGGCGCTCCAGCCATTCCATTACCTTTCGGAGGTTCTCCTTCTGGTGTCGGATGCTTTCCAGCATCTCCCGGTCTTTGTGGCGCTGCTGTGCTGAGTTGATGTCTGTTACTGACATGACTGGCCTCCTGACAAAGACTTGATGAACCGGTATTTGCACATGACATAATTACCCTTGCGTATAGCCCTGAGCGATTTGAGGCGCATTTTGTGCCGGTAGCTCTGGATGGGTAGCCAGACAAAGAGAAACGCCGCCCAGACGCCAACAGCGATGTAGAATTCGATGCTCATGCAACCTCCATGACTTCTGTGATCAACGGTAATCGCTCGCTAACTTCAGTAACTACCAGCACAAGCATTCCGCCTTTAATCGCCTGACAGCGCTTTATGCGCATATCGTCTATCTGACCGTCATCCAGCCAGAAGCCCGCACTGGTGAGTGCGTCAAAAACGGCTTTGGGCAGGTTGTCCAAATCTCGTTTGCGGTTATCAGGGGGTGCTGCGTGGATGGTGATTCTGATGCGAGGGGTTATTTTGATGTCTAGCTGATGCTGTTGGATTATCTGAATTACTTCTTGTCGGTATCGTTTCCCCCAGTCGCTGATGTAGTGAATGCCTCTTGAGTGTCGCCAGTACCGGTTATTGCTTGGCGGCCATGGCAACTTTATCCGGTATTCGTTCATGTGCGTATAAGCCCCTCCTTGAGCCAGATAACCTGAGTCCTTGCCATCCCCTCAAGGGCGCACTCTTTGGCGTACTCAGCATCAACTACGCGTGTTCTGCGGTCGATTTCGTCATGACACGCCGAACATGCAATGGTTGCTATCAGGTCTGGCGGCTTAATGCCCACACCACATATGCCTGCAAGCCTGATGTGTGCCAGCACAGAGGTTTCAGCGTTGTGATTGCAGATACCAGGAATTCGTACCTGGCATTCCCGGCCACGCGCCGCTTTTTTCAGGTCACTCATCTTCCTCATCTCCTGCCAAATATCCGTTGGGGTCGCGGTATACAACGCTCTCCAGAGCACAGGATTCGCAACAGTAGGTTTCGTCTTCAGCTAATGGGTTAGTGCAGCTACAGCAGTAACCAGCGCGGGTAATGGATTGCTGTTCGTAATGGCGGATGGATTCAGGAGTTAGCATGGCTGGCACTCCGTATAAGCCCGAATGAATGCCGCAGCCGCCTGTGCGTTTATGGCATTGCCGTAACCCTTCAGCCTGCCGACGCGGTTGCTGCTTGCCACTCTTGCCACCCCGGACTCGACTCGTCCCAGGCGTGCGGCAGCCCCATCAACCAGCGGGAATGTGCCGGGTTCAACTGGACGCCATTTACCATCTCGACATAAGAGCCAGTCCGCATCTCGCCAAAAACCGTTAACCTCAAGGGGCCTGCTGTGTAAGCCTGGCGCGGCAGTTGATCCACTCTGTCCTTCCCGTCCCGCTGCGCCGTCATCCCCGCCGAGTCTTTCCAGTCGCGTGAGGTTGGGGTTACCCAGCCCGCAAGAAGGACCGTTCCCGGTAGTTTCAGGCAGATTTTCGGCGTTCCGTCCGGGTTCTTTCCGCTGTAACAATGGGTTGATCCGTTCGCATCGTTCGCCACTGGCGTCTGCCAACCCGTCAACCGAGCCGCACCGGCGACATGCTGCAAGCCCCGTTTGGTTTCCGGTTGCGGATTCGTGTTGGCTACCGGCGTGGGCCACCCAGTAGGCCCGCTCTCTGATGTGCGGGGCACCGATGCCCGCTGACGTAAACGGCACAAGCCCAAAGGCGTAGTCCATTCCTTCCAGGTCTGTTTGTACAAGGTCGAACCATGCGTTTGCGTTACCTGCTGCAACCTGTTCGCCAAAGACATGCTGAGGTCGGCACTCGCTGATGAGGTGGAAGAAAGCGGGCCATAAGTGCCGCTCGTCAGCAAACCCATCGCCTTTGCCTGCCGCGCTGAAAGGCTGGCACGGGCAGGAACCTGTCCAGACTGGTTTATCGTCGGGCCATCCGGCGAGTCGGAGGGAATGAGACCACACGCCGATCCCGGCGAAAAAGTGGCACTGGGTGAATCCGCGTAAGTCGTCTGCTGTAACATCTTCAATACTCCGTTCGTCAACAATTCCTGGGGCTATCTGTCCTGCGTCGATTAAGTTTCTCAACCATTGCGCAGCGTATGGATCAATCTCGTTGTAATAGGCTGTCATTTGTTCTTTTCCTGCGACTCCGCATCCGCAACCATCTGACATCAGTGAGGTGGGATGAGTAATCGAAGCTGGGTATTTGTGAGGGTGGTAGTTCTGGCTTGCGTTTAGTGCGGGTGGTGACGCGGAAAATCATATTGTCTATCGCGATTTGGGTAATGCTTCGTCGTCGTGTCATGCTGCCGCCTTTTCATTTGCGAAACGCCAATATCGTCCCTTGTGGTAAGCGGTCTCACCGTGGCAGCACCTGCTAATAGAAGAGCTGTCGAACCCCTCCCTTACCGCATCCATTGCTGCTTCATAAAATTTTTCCTCTCCAGTTTTCATATCTACTGAAATAACTGCCTTACTGGTAGGGTGTTGCCCGCTGAATTTCCCAAGCGATGTGGGAACTCGCCCATTAACTCTAAATGCATGAAGGTTATTTTCTGACTGAGTAACCCATTCCAGATTTTCAGCCCTATTATCGCTTCTAATTCCGTTTTTATGATTAACAACGAGGCCATCTGAATAACCTTTGCAATGCGCAAATGCTACAAGCCGATGGACATTGCATTTCCTTTTCTTAACTCTTATCTGAAAATATCCAGTAGATTTGCAAATGAATGGATTTATTTTTCTACCTTTAAAGAATCTTTTGTATTCTTTAGCTCTGTTACTTGAATTACAAATAACAGTCCTATCTACAGACCTAACATTTCCCATGTTGCTTACTTCATAGTCCGGGCAGATTGATACAGGAATCCATATTTCATCCATAATCACCTCAAAAGAAACTGTAAAGCTGGTTGAGAATGTTTGGATCAGTTGTGCGTCCAAACACGTGTTTTATGGCCGCGTTTATCAATGCGTTGTATAGCTCCTCGAACTCATCCTGCTGCATGTTGGCGTAAGCGATGCTCTTCGCCTCAGCCCTCACTTCTCCGCGAATATTCACAACCGTGTCGTAGAAGCCAGCCAGTATCGTCAGGTCTTTCCGGAATCGGTTGAACTGAGTTCTTTCATCGGCATTGCTAAGCCCTGCTTTGTCTGCGTTCCAGTGCTGAAAACAGAATCCAAAGAAGGCCAATACCTTGCGGTGAAATTGAGGATTGCGGGTTAACTTTATTTCGGCAGTGTACATCTCGCCGTTTTTGAATCGCTGGAGTCGTTCGAGGTCAATATCGTGTGCTGGAGAAAAAACGCCGCCCGGATGTTTCACCAGTTCAAATTGCAATCAAACCTCCTGCGTTATTTCTGATTGCTTCGTTTCGAAGCAGGTATGTTTGCTTCATCGGTCCTCCAGGCTACTGTGGAGTGATAGATAGTCTTCCCACACTTGCTACATACAAAATGAGTTCCATTGTTGATGGTGTTTTGGTACTGACTGAAATCGTGCCCGTAAATCAGGCATCGCAATGTCATCACCTGTCCCCTTTTACTGTAAGACCAGTGGCGCGGATGGCGTCAGCGCTATCGTATACGCCAGAGTTGTAGGCTGACTTTTCAGCCAGCGCCCTTGTTGTGTCCTGATTTGTGTAGTCGCGGCATTTCGGTAACTCAATCTCGATAGCTGCGCGGCTTGCCTGCCATGCTTCCAGCATTTTTTTATGCAGCCTTACAATGCGAATTGTAGAAATCCCCATCTTCTGCATCGCTATCTTTCTTGGGCTAAACCACGCCTCAAACTGTTTTCGTGACTCTTCCTGCTCTGATGTTTTTACTTTCACGACTGATTCCCCTCCGCTGCGATTATCGGTAACAACTTTGCTTTCTCCCGTACTACCTGCATATCTTCCGGAGGGTATCCCCAGATATTCCCATCGGTTAAAAGTCGGCGCTCGGGACCAATAATCCATGAGGGAAGTGGCTCGCCGTTTAATACGTAGTCACGCATCATCTCCACCAAATCGCGCAACGTTCCACCATGAGAGAATCCTTTCCAGCGATTAGTCCATGTTGTTTTGTGCGTGAAAATGAGTTCCCCAGTGTATTCGTCCTGCCACCACAATCTTCCCCTCTGGTCCATAAGCATTCTGGCGGTCATATCTGTTCCGGCATGGAAGAAAAATCGCCTGCCATAACTTGAGATTATTTTTACCAGGTCATTAACGTGCTGGATGCGAATTAGTTTTTGTTCGTTCCTCTTACTCATCATCTCATCTCTCTCAGTAATTTATTGAACAGGCGGCAGTCAGACATCCGCACCTTTCGCGTAACGCTTGCCGGAAGACTTCGGCGTGTTTGCTGATATGCACACCGCCCGGGCCTCGTCCTGATCGCATCCTATGAAGTGGCCGTTAACGAATCGCTGGTAGACCGTACCCAGCGAGCCAAACCGGTTTTTGGTCACGATGATTTCAGCAAAAGGCGCTGCCGGGCTGTTCTCGTCGTACACTGCCTCGCGGTAGAGCATGATGATTGAATCGGCGTCCTGTTCGATGCTGCCGGAGTCGCGCAAATCTGCGTTTGTGGGGCGCTTGTTGGGGCGTTTCTCGACATCGCGGGATAGCTGGCTTAATGAGATGACCGGCGTTCGTAAATCCTTTGCCATAGCCTTGAGGCTTCCCGAAATGTGCGCGATAGCCAGGTCGTTACGATCGGCTTTCGGTTTCTCAATCAGACCGAGATAGTCAACCATGATGAGCGAAAGGTGTTGGTGCTCCTGCTTGTGCCGTTCTGCCACTGCGCGAATCTCTTCGACGGTAAGTTTTGAGGCATCAACCAGCCACACATCCAGCTCTGCAAGGTGGCAAATTCCGTTTGATACCCGCGCCCATCCTTCGTCGTCCATTCGCGCCGGGTTGCGCAAAACGTTAACCGAAAGATTTCCAGCGCCCGCAATGCTTCGCTCTGCGATCTGGAGTTTGCTCATCTCCATGCTGAAAATCAGCACGCCGCGCTTTGTGTCTGTGCCGGGTAATTTCCGGTTAGCCACGCCTTCGGCAATCTTCAGTGCCAGCTCCGTTTTACCCATACCAGGCCGCGCCGCGATAATCACCAGGTCTTCGGCGTTCATCCCGCCTGTGATGGCGTCCAGTTCGTCGATACCGGTCTTCATCGTGTCCGACTCTTCACCGTTGCGTAAGCGCTTCTCCAGCGTTTCGGCGTAATCGTCCAGCACATCACCAAGACGTACAGGCTGCACCTGTTGCTTTGGCTTCCTGATGGCTCCCAGACGCTTTACCAGCTCGTCCATTGCCTGTGTCGAGGCATCCAGCGTTCCGTTGCTGATTGGCCCGCGCATTTCATCCATCAGTTGCAAAACCAGCCGTCGCTGATAGGCATCCGTCACCATTCCGGCGTAGCCTTTCAGGTTTGCCGCGCTGGGGCATGATTTGGCAGTTTCCATGATGTCAGCAAAATGCCCTTCCCCGCACTCCTCGGCAACCATCAGGCCGTCAATCAGGTTACGCACGGATGCGTGTTTCTGGATGACTCTGTAGGCCGTCTGGTAAACGGGAATGGAGAATGCTTCTGCCGGTAGCGTCGCAAGCACTTCACTGGCCGTTGGAGTAAGGCCGCCCATCAGCAGGCCGCCGATGACGCTGGCTTCGATATCCTGTCTCATAGTGTTCCCTCACGAATTGCGGTTAAAACTTTTGGCTGAAGCAGATAGTCGAATGTAGCCACCCAGCCGCGATCGTTATCTCCGAAGTGGAAAGGTCTTGCAGCGTGCATGAAGGCTTTGACGTATGCCCGGTAACCGTCGATGTTTTTGGTCGCGAGAGAGTCAATCAGCTTTTTCAGTTTGCGCTGGCGTTCGGCATTGGCTTCAACAGCGTGAGGAAGACGATCCCCAACAATTTCATTGAACGCTGCAAGGTATTCGTCGTAATTGATGCGGACGGCTTTTCGCTTTTCAGGTTTAACCGGCTCGCGGTCATCGCAAGATGACTGTGTGTTTTCTTTTCTTTCTTTCTTTTGAATAGTTTCTTTTGTGTGACTCTGTTTTGGTGACAGGGTAGTCACCGTTTTGGTGACATCTTTTGTCACCAATGCAGTGACATTATCACCAGAATAGTGACACCCTTCGATTTTCCATTCTGAGATGTTCTTGTTCGGGCCAATCTGCACCCCTTCTTTCTTCAGAACATTCATAGCGATAAGCTCGTTTTTAGCCTTGTTAACCTTCTGCCGAGGGAGTCTTGTCAGGGCTGATATCTGGCTATCGGAAATGCGATCCATTTTCTTGCCGAATCCGTATGTTTTCCTGCAAATGGCGTGAGCAACCTTGCTCTGGTTCTTCGTCAAATCAGCACCTATAAGCTCGTCGTACAGCGCGTTAGCAAGACGGGTATACCCATCTTCGAGATCAGCCACGCGTTGCTCCACAGGCCGCTCTTTGGGCCTCAGGTGTGTTACTGTTGCCAGATTACTCATGACCTTTACCTCTGAATAATTGCTTAACCCTTTCCCACTCAGCCCGGAATCGACCAGGCTGCTTGAAACCGGACAGGTAGCGATCACGAATAATGTTTTTGTGTAATTTGTCCTGGTCAGGACTGAGTGGCTTTGTCATGCGTCCTCCCACCCCGAGCTTTTCAGCCACTCGCGGTATTCAGTGAGAATTTTTGATGCGCCTTCAGGTAGCGGGAGCGCAATATCAAAATCAGCGATGATCTGGATAAACTCACGCGCTTTTGCGGCGTTAAACTGCGGTAGCGCCGCGCTACGGGTGAGTTTCTTCTTACCCGCTGCCTTTGCTTTGCTCATCTGCTCGACGGCTACAGAGGACGCCTGAGGGCCATGCTCACGTGATAATGCGACAGCGGTAGTCGCCGCCACCTCACCGGAACGAACCATGTCGATCAGCTCGTCACCACACGCCAGTAACTGGAGGTGGTGATCAACATCAGCGACCGACCGTTTAACCTTCTTCGCAATCTCTGCCGGCTCCCATCCCTGATTTATCAGGCGCTGGTATGCGGCGGCGCGTTCCAGGGGCGTCAGAGGTTTGCCCTGTGAACTGGTGACCATGAAGGCAATGCGATCGGCGTCGGTACCGATAAAATCCTTGCACTCAAGGCGGGGGATTTCGGTACCGGATTGCTGAGCGGCCAGCGCACCATAATAGCGGTGGTGACCGTCGATTATCTTCACGCCCTTCTCCGTGACCTGCACGGCCAGCGGAGGGACATACTCACCGGCGATAAATGCATCGCGGAACTCTTCAACGTGTACCTGGTCGATTTCGCGAACGTTGAAACCGGGCTCGACGTAGATTTCTGCCAGCGGTACCAGGAACGTTTTCTTAACCGTTGTCTCGGTACCGTTTTTATCTTTGGACTTGTAAAGCTGGGATAGAGAACTCATAATTACTCCTGTAGAAATACACATATGTGTTGGCGTAACACAGTGTTATCAGGCCTCAAACGTTGGCGCGTTTGGGGCTTTTTCTTTGGTCAGGATTGATGCAACCTGACGGGCGAGATGTGCCATTTCGTCATCGACAACACCCCACTCCAGAACGGCGAGAAGCATCGAGAACTTGGGTATCCAGTCTCGTTTCCACCGGCTAATCTGCGCTTTATCCACACCTACAGCTGCGGCTGTTTTCTCAGTGCCGAGTAATGCGATTTTGTTGAGTAATGCGCTCTCAATGCGGAGCGCCTCATTGCGTTTGTTTGCGTGATCCATTTCGTAGTATTTCCATTAGTGAATAGTTAATGAGCGCACACCCATAACGGGTGACGCATAGATTTGTAGTCTTTTGGATTACTGCCCTTTTTCAGGGCGGGGATGTGTAAAGAGCGGTGTTACTTAAGCGGCTAACAAGTTTTTCTTACTCAGTTCTAGCATTTCATTGGCCTGATATTTACCGCCAGATAACTGCTCAATTTTCGATGCGTAATTCGTTTTCCCGAAAAACTCAGTCTTGGGGAGGAATCCGTTTTTGAGCCACTTGTAGACGGCTCGCTCACTAACTCCACAAGCCTTAGCCACCTCTGGGATGCCGACGCATTTAATCGGTTCATCTAAGTTTTGCATGGGCCATTCCTTTTTCGTACTTTCAGTTCGCATTATGGTTGAACTGAAAGTTTTTGCAAGTGCTTTACTATCGAACTCATGGTTCATACTGAAAAATTGCGTGGTGAATTTGCTCAGCGGCTAGCGCAAGCCTGTAAAGAAGCTGGGTTAGATGAGCATGGAAGGGGCATGGCGATAGCCAGGGCTCTTAACGTTTCATCAAAAGGGGTCAGCAAATGGTTTAACGCTGAAGCCCTGCCTCGCCAAGAAAAAATCAATGCTCTGGCGAAGTATTTGAAAGTTGATGTTGTCTGGCTTCAGCATGGCGTGGCTTCTGGCAAGGGTGATGCTGATTCAGATTCGGTTTCATTTGCTGGGGTTATGAAAAAAGGATTGGTTAGAGTGGTGGGAGAGGCCGTTCTTGGGCTAGATGGAGCCATCGAAATGACAGAAGATCTTGATGGCTGGCTGAAAATTTATAGTGATGATCCTGATGCTTACGGTTTGCGTGTAAAGGGAGACAGCATGTGGCCTCGCATCAAATCTGGTGAGTACGTACTGGTTGAGCCTAATACTTTAGTACGGGCGGGTGACGAGGTTTTTGTGCGGACATCTGAAGGTCATAACATGATTAAAGTACTCGGCTATGACCGAGACGGCGAGTATCAATTTACAAGCATTAATCAAGACCATCGCCCCATAACCTTACCCTACGATGATGTAGCAAAAATAGAGTACGTTGCAGGGGTTCTGAAGCAATCGCGGCACATGGATGATGATGAGGCGCGCGAGTGGTTAAGAAACAGGTCGTGACTGCTAGCAGTGGCCTGAGGATATCTTTGAGTAGGGATTAGTAGTGATTTTCTCATGTACATAAGCACAGTAAGGCTTGACTTTTGTAAAATTAATCATATTTGAGTTGTTAAGCTCTGGCTTTCAGGTACACTTCAGTCAAGCTCCTATATGCGAGCTTTTGAGGAGAATAAAATGAAAATCTTACGTTGCATGGCCTACCAGCAGGATGGTGTATTTGTCGCTGCATGCTTAGACCTATCTCTTGCAGCGCAAGCAGACACTATGCGTGAAGCTATGGATAAGCTTGAAACTCAAATTAAAGATTTCCTTACTGAGGCGCTTTCTGAGCCTCAGTACGCAGAGCAACTGTTAAAAAGAAAGGCCCCACTTTCTATGTGGCTGAAGTATTGGGTGGTTGCATTTCAGGTTTTCGTGAGAAAACGCGAGCAAGCAAAGTTGTTCGCGGAACCCTGTGATTCACTTGCATAGGTGAAGTGAATGTTTCGGAAAAAATTGACGCCATTGAAGTACGAAGAGGTTATCAGGGGCTTAAAGAAGATGGGATTTGAAATGAAGCCCAAGTCCGGAACATCTCATGAACAATGGATTTTAAAAAATAGCAAAGGCAAGTGGGTGGTTACTGTAGATCAGCATCACGCTCCATTTTCCAAGGACTTGATAAAATCCATGGCAAAGCAAGCAGGAATCAAGGATAGACATTTCCACGCCTTATGTCGTGGCGATGCCACACTTGAGCAAATAGGCTTTGAAATAGTCAGCTAACCCGGCCACCGCGCCGGGTTTTTATTGCCTGCCATTGCACGATCCAAAAATCACCGCGCACACGACAAAATCAATAACTTACACTAACCGCTAAAAGCGGCATCCGATATAAATCAATAAGTTACTCGTAGATCCAAAAATCACTGCGCACACGCACGTTACTCCTGCACTAAACCACCACTCCTGCACTTTTTCATTAAACCTGCACTTTCTTGCTAAACCTGCATCGGCAATCGCTCAGATTTTGACCATCACAAGCTATCACAGGTGGATTGATAAGGCATTTACAAAAATAAATAACCTTATAAATCAATATCGAACCAAGAGAACGAAAGATTTATTAAAATTTCGTACTTATGGTTCTTGCATAACTCGAACTATTGGTTCAATATAAGTCCATCAGCAGGACGCACTAATCACCAGGACGGTGATGCTCATTAACAGAGGGCCCTGAAAAAGGGCAAATACACCGAAGCAGACAGCTTCTGGATGATGTGAATTGCAGCCGCCAGACGGCAACCGCGAGGATAAGCGACGCGGCGCATCATCCAAAAGCTAACTGACAGGAGGATGTATGAACGCACAAGAACGCCGCCGCGAACGACGCGCAGCTAAACAGGCAGACTGGAAATCAGCTAACCCCCTGTTAGTTGGCATCAGCGCCAAGCCGGACACCCGCAAGATTCTCTCGCTGACTCGCAAGCCGAAATCACGCGTAGAAAGCGCTGTGACCCCGATTGATTTGACGGTACTGGCTGAGTATCGGGAAGAGATGGAAAAACGCGCAGAAGCAGTTGAGCGCAAGAATCGCCGCACCTATTACCGTGACACTAACCCGTTCGGTAACAAAATCCATGCGGTGCAGAAGATGAAGTTATCCAGCAAACCACTTATTTGAGGTGAGCATGGCAATCACACGAACAACAAACGATGCAGTTGGATGGGGTGTTGATGGGCATGAGAACAAAGTCCTGTTCTGTAATCGATGCAGGTCAGTTTTTTATAAAACCAACAGCATAGCGAAAATAATCCAGGCAAACCGAATATTCAGTAAAAAACATCAATGCAAATAGGTCGCTGAGTAAGCGGCCTTTTTTATTAGCAACGTTAACAGAGGTAAGGGATATGAGACTGGAACAAGATTTCATCATTGATATTGATATCGAAAATAAAGAAAACGGAACGCTGCAATTATCACAAGTATCGAATAAGCCTGGTCGAGGTAATGAAAATGAAACTGTGCTTATCGATAAGAAAGGCGCTGAGGGGTTAATTAAACATCTTTATCGATTCATATCAGGCGAATAAGCACCTTATCGACTTTCACAGAGAGTCGATAGTGAGCAATATCGCTCGTAACCAAACAGGAGCGAAGACCTGTCTGGTTAGATTGAGAAATCATCCCTTGATGTTTATTTGCCGCTCGCAGTCAGGGCGGCTTCTTTTTGCCTGGAGGAAATAATGAGTGTGCAGGTTAATACCTATGTACTTTGCGGCGTAAAGTTGCCGTTTCACGAATGCGATGATGACGCAGCATTCGAAAAGCTTGAACCTTATCTTGATAGCGCTTTTAAAGGCATTCATCACCACAACGGCTTGTGCGTAATTGATGATGGAATGAATGGTAATTACACATTCATTGGGCGTGTACTGGCTAAAACGCAGAATTATGAACACTTCAACGAGCCGGTATCGACTGACATATCAAATCTTGAAAAGGAGCTCATTGCTAACCTCATTTCAGCGCAGTTCAGCATCGAGAAGCCAGACGTTGAAGTTTGGGTTTTCTCCCATTACCGATAGCCGCCTGAGTGCGGCTTTTTCATATCTGCATCTGAGTAATGGTTAATCAGCCATTAGCCACATGCAAACAATCGATACTGATTTTCATGGCTAGCCGCTGCCACCCTTTTCGACGCGGCATAAATCATCGGAGGATATATGTAACAGGTAACGGTGCCGACCGAAAACAAACATCCGAGGAATAACTACTGCTCTAAACAGGAGACGCATGCAAAGACTGCTCATCCTGTCTCTGCTGATAACGGTTTGGCTTAACCGCGATTCAGCTCCGAAGCGCAGCCCTTCATGCGGAAGGTGCGGCGCTACATCTACCGGCTTAAGGCGCTCAACAGGCGCAGAGGCACATCGTTTCAGGCGATGGGTAAAAGAGACATAAACCTGATTTAAGCCCGGTCGCCCCTGCCGATTCAGGGGCATTCATACCTCAGTCGCCTCGCCGAGGCGGCTTAGTTATGCAATCACACAATACAAGGAACGCCACGATGACATTAGCTATCAGTGGCGGCGTTATCGTGCGCCGTCCGTTTGACCCTATCAAATCTATCGAATTCTCTCGCCGGAATATTTTAACAGGCGCTGACTTTAAACAACCCCGCCTTAAAAGCTGGCTTGAGCGCCTTGTCGAATTTCTGAATCAAAAGGCAATGCAGCCATGAATTACTGCCGAGACATGACAGATGAGCAATTCGCTCGCCTGATGAAAGACCTGTTAAAGCCAGAAAAGAAAGAACAGGAGAAACAGCAATGAAGCTCTCATTTAAAGAACGTCAGGAACTCGACCAGATTGTCGCGACACTGACCGATTACGATAACGAGCAAATCAGTAATCAGGTTGACCGACTGGCTGCCAAAGCCAACCCGTTAATTAGCGCCCTGCTCGACTTCCAGCCCGACGAATTCACAAAGGATGCGGTATCCATCATGGAAGATGGCGAGGCGCTTGAAGCTGCGTTTATCGCGGTTATTGAGGAGCGTATTAAGTGGGAATACGCGCTGGGTATTTTCATGAACCGGCACAGTTATAAAGGAGCGGCGTGATGGAAAGCGGCGTTTATTACAACCTTCCCGCAGATGAATATCACAGGGACGAGGCAATCGGATCCACTTCAGTTAAATCAATCAGCATCAGTCCGGCAAACCTGTACTTCAACCCATTCAAGGGAAGCAAATCTGCGCATCTGGGTAGTGCCATTCACTCAGCATTGCTGGAGCCAGATTTATTCAAAAGAGACTACTTGTTAATGCCAGACGTAGCATCAAGAAGCATGAAGGAATACAAAAACGCAGCCGAATGGACAAGACCGGATTACATTCTGGTCGGAAGTGAGGTTGAAACAGTAAACCGGATGTTCGATTCATCCAGGCTGAATGACGACTTCATGCACTACATGAATACGAAGGGGCATTCAGAAGTATCTGTGTTTGCTGAATGTCCTGAGACGGGCTTAAAACTTAAATGCCGGTTCGACAGACTGTCAGAATCTCTACCCTACCCCCTTGATATTAAAAGTTGCAGGGATGCAACAGAGCGAGGATTTAGTAACGCATTCGGTCAGTATAAATATCACATTCAGGCGGCCTTCTATCTTTATGTCCTCAAGCTGGCTACCGGGATTGAATATAACCAGTTCGCATTCTTCGCCATTGAGAACTCGCCTCCTTATCGGAATTGCATGTACTACATCGGTGAAGATTCACTGGAGCTTGGTTACAGGGAAATGTTCGCAGCTCTCGAAAAGTTGAAGGAATGCAACGCTGATGAATCATTAAAGTACGAAGGGATTGTACTTCCTTCAAACGAAATTAACGTTCCGGCCTATTTTCTGGATGAAGAATACTCAGATGAGGTAATTCTCTAATGGACCTGTCACGCACAATTATTCCCAAATCCGACCAGATTAACTTTGAAGATGTTCAGTCACAAAGTATCACCGCCGTAATCAAATCAGTTCGCGCCGGTAATTCTGAACAGCCCGTTTTTATTGACCTTGAAGGATTTGATGGTCGCCCGTACAAGCCGTCCAAATCAATGCGTCGCGTTTTAATCGGTGGCTGGGGCGCTGATGGTCATTCGTGGGTTGGTCGCTCTCTGACACTTATTGGTGACCCGTCCGTTAAGTTCGGCGGTGTCGCTGTCGGCGGTATCAAGATTTCTGCAATGAGCGATGTTGAAGGTGACTTCTCTATGATGCTTTCAGTATCTCGCGGTAAGCGACAGGAGCATCGTGTTAAAAGACTTGAGGTGACCAAGAAAATTACCGACCCGCAGGAGATACTCAACTGGTTTAGCTCCAACGCTTTGAAGGCTGACTTAACATCACTGAAAACCGCTTACGACCGGGCGACTAAAGCGCTGGAAGGCAATGCAGAGCACCTCAATAAACTCAAAGAAGTTTACGAGATAAGGAAAAAAGAGCTCGAACAAAATGTACAGGCGTAAAGATATTTACGCAGTTCGAAGCAATCAACTGAGCCAGGGAAGGCCATGGTCAGATAAGGAAATAGAAACAGTTAAGCGCCTCGCCGGAACAATCAAAACCAAAGCAATCGCTCGAAAAATCAACCGCTCATATGAATCTCTGCGCCAGATGGCAAAGCGCGAAGGGATTCGCTTTGTCCGCAAAGTAAGGAACTCATCATGATTGGTCAATCCTACAACCCTGATATATCCCCCAACGAATTAGTAGCCCGCCACAGAGTAAAGCCAATGCCAGACCGCGAAGAATTACTCAAACGCCACAGCTTTCCCGGCCCGGATGATAACCGCTACATCAGCCTGATGATGAAAGGAGTGCGGAAATGACAGATAACAATAAACATCTGGTTCGTGTCGGACACGAATTTGCAGCGGCAATGAGTGACGACACGCCGATCATCACGATTGCGAAGATGGTCACAGAGCTTGCATCGGCACTGGACGTGCAGAGTGCGCGTAGTGATGCGCTGGCGGCTGAGAATGCGGCGCTGAAGGCGACATTCGATAAACCTCAGGCCTATCTATCTTGGCATGCAATTCCACCAACCTGGGACGAGCCTCTCCCGTGCGGCGAATATCTTGATGTTCACGACACGGATGGTCACAAAAATTCAGACGGCACTGACTGCTGGCCGGTTTTTGCCAAGCCTGAAATCGAAACCCCCAACACGGACGCATGGGTGAACGAACAGCGGGCGGTGGGTGTTGAGATGTTTGCCGCTCACTTACGCACTAACGACAACGAACGGTCTCCAGCCAAATTGTTGGCATTGGGTGCCGAAGAGTTCGCAGCACAGCTTCGCGGGAGCCAGGTATGAGCGAACAATTAAAGCCAGGTAACGTTTATATCGAAATCAGCCACAACCAGGATGGTGGCCTATCTCTTTGTGTCTCTAACGATAGCTTTGGCACTCGCATTTCTGGTGCAAAAGTTGGCGGCTGTCGGACATTAAAGCGTTTTGAGGTAGACGCCGAGGAGCTTATCAAAGAGATTCGCGAAACTATGGGAAAAGGTGGTGCCGCATGACCATGACAGCAGAACAACTGGCGCGACTGCGCCAAAAGGCACGGTCAGCAAGCGCTGGCGACTGGAAAAAAGAGTCTGGTGATGGATGGGAGGCTGTCAGTAGTTCTGATGACCAGGCTAATGGTGGTTTCATCATTGCGCATTTTGAAGGTCCAGACGCAAAGGCTAATCGGGAGTTTATGCAGGCGGCTACTCCTAATGTCGTGCTGGCGCTGCTTGATGAACTGGAGTCCACAAAACGGGATTCCGCAAGATGGTTCAAGGCGTTTGAAAAAGCTGTTTCCGTTGGCGCTCGGTATGAGGAGCGCATCGCCGAACTGGAAGCGCGGACGGTGGCGCTGTCAAAACCTCAAATGGTTAAGCACGTTAGCGGTGAGATTATCCACTGCTGGCCTGCATACACTGTTGACTCTGCTATTCGCGCCGCTGGCATCAATTTAACGGTGGAGGGGTGAGGGGTATGGCGACAGTGATTGTGACGGTTGAACTGGAGGTACCAGACGAAGCTTACGGAAAAGATATCTCCGATTTTGTGAATGTTGAATACGGACAGTGCGGCAGCATGAAGATGGATAATCCTTGCCGTGGTGATGCCGTCGAAGTTATCAATGCTAAGTGGGAGTGGGCTCAATGAGTGCAATCAACGAACGCGTATCAGATGAGCGCATCGCGAATCTAATCGAAGTGCTGAGCTTTTATTCACCAGAAGATAAGCACTTGGCTAACAATGAGTCAGAACTGGCGTCAGCGCTGCGCGAGCTACAGCAGTACCGCGCCGCTGAGCCTGTGGCGTGGGTAATGAAGGATGATCTGGCAGATACTGACATCATATCCACGCCTGCATACCTGTCATTTTCGGATGCCGTGACAAAAACGGTAGGAAAATTAATCCCGCTTTACGCAGCCCCGAAAGTTACGAGCGTGCCGGAAGAGCGCCCATCCCTGAATAATGGCATCATTGGATTCGATGAGGGATGGAACGCTTGCCGCGCCGCCATGCTCAACGGGGGTAAATCATGAACATTATCGCCACTGACCCAAGGGATGATTTCGAAAAGGCTTTTCCGATTCCAAAGCATGTAATCAGATGTGGTAACGGCTACGCCTGCACTGAATACAATGCGTGGGGTGCATATGAATTTATTCATAAATGGGAGGGGTGGAGAGCCGCCATGCTCAAAGCAGCGCCAGCAGTACAGGCAGAGCCGCTATCAGTGGACACGTTAGCCAATGTGCTACGGAATGCACCTGTAGCTCCATCTGATAACCAGGGCAAGAAGCGCGGCAACTCTCCGGCAATCCCGGATTATTGGACCGGTAGCGACAAGGCCAATGCAGCACTGGTAATGCTCGACCGCATCGACACGTTAGACCCTGTTGACGATGACCGGATTGAAGGAATTAAGCGAATTATTCGTGAGTTGGCAGCCGAACCGAAGCAGGAGGCTGAATGATGTCCACTCGCAATGATGTTCTAATGCAACTTGAAGCATTGGTAAAAAGCGCTCACGAATTCGCGTGTTCACTGGATATTGGCGATGGACGAATTGAGGCTTTTGAATTGTACGAGGCGCTTCGCCGACTCCAGCGCAGTGGCGCGGCCGGTGAAATGTTACAGGCAACGAATCCACTGCTTAGCCCTGGAATACCGGATGATACCGAATGGATCGATTTCGATGCCGACGACGATGATTAGGCGGTGAGTGATGCCTGAATCAGCAACGAATACAGCCCGCTTCGGCGGGTTTTTTATTGCCTGGAGATAACCAATGGATTCTTACTCAATTTCATTTCTTGAGGCTTGCGGTATTTGCGGGGTATCCGAGCCAACACTAAGAAAGTGGATCAGGTCAGGTCGATTAGTCGCATCGCGGAAATCAGACAAGCCAAGATCACAGTACATTTTAACCCGACAGGCCTGCATTGCCGCCGTTAATAATCCGTTGCACACTGTCAGCGTGAGCGCGGGTGATGAACACAAAGAGGATCGAAAATGTCCATCTTCCGCAGAGGTGAAATATGGTACGCCTCGTACTCGCTCCCGGGAGGGAAGCGAATTAAGGAAAGCCTTGGGACTTCCGACAAGCGGCTCGCTAATGAGCTACATGACAAGCGCAAAGCTGAACTGTGGCGAGTAGAGCGGCTTGGGGATTTCCCGGACGTAACGTTTGATGATGCCTGCATGCGCTGGCTGGAAGAAAAAGCAGAGAAGAAGTCTCTCAAGGATGATCGTGGCCGCATGGCGTTCTGGCTGGCGCACTTTGAAGGAGTTCGGTTAAAGGATATCACTGAGCAAAAAATTTACTCTGCAGTCAGTCGGATGAGCAACAGGAAGCAACTGGAGATATGGAAAGCAAAAGCGGCTGCAGCGCAACGGAATGGAGTGCCGGCACCGGAATACCAGGCGACACAGGTAACCACGTCAACCAAAGCAAAACATCTGGCGCTGATGAAGGCGATCCTTCGTGCTGCAGAAAGGGAATGGAAGTGGCTGGAGAAAGCGCCGGTTATCAAAATCCCTCAGGTAAGGAATAAGCGCGTCCGGTGGCTTGAAGTGGAAGAGGCAAAAAGGCTGATTGATGAATGCCCGGAACCCCTTAAATCGGTCGTCAGGTTTGCACTGGCAACCGGACTCAGGCGTTCGAACATCATCAATCTGGAATGGCAACAAATCGACATGCAGCGTCGCGTTGCCTGGGTAAACCCTGAGGACAGCAAATCCAACAGAGCCATTGGGGTGGCGCTGAACGATACGGCCTGCAGGGTGCTCAGGGAGCGGATAGGCAACCACAATAAATGGGTTTTTGTCCACCTAAAATCAGGTAACCGGCCGGACGGAACAAAAACACCAGAAGTCAGGAAAATGCGTGTTGATGACGGACGTGCATGGAATGCAGCCTGTCGTCGTGCAGGGATAGAGGATTTCAGGTTTCACGACCTGAGACACACGTGGGCCAGTTGGCTGATCCAGTCCGGCGTCCCGTTGTCTGTCCTGCAGGAAATGGGAGGATGGGAGTCTATTGAAATGGTGCGGCGTTATGCGCATCTGGCACCCAACCATTTAACCGAACATGCGCGGCAAATTGACTCAATTTTGGGGGTTTGTGTCCCAAATATGTCCCACTATGAAAATCAGGAGGAATTTAAAGAAGCGTAA